GCCGAAAATATCGTTAAGATTTCAGAATTTAAGGACTTGATCAAGAGTAATAGTCCACGAAACATTACTGCTCGTTCTAGTAATGGCAGAGTTAGTGATCAAGACGTATTTTTTATTCATGGGGCATCTAAAGATAGTGGGGCGATTAGCAACCCATACAATGATGCTAGATACCTAAAGACACTAACACAAGACGAACTAGATTCTTTTGATGATGAGGATGATATCGTATATGTTCCTATTCTCCGTTATCAAAGTGATAGCACTTTTGCTAATGAGGAACTACCGAATCTTGAATCTATCAATAGTCTATTCGCAAATGAATTTCTATCAAACCTAATTAAAGATATGATTGGCGACACTAAGATATATGCTATTAAGTCTAGTACTGTCAAGATTCTAAAAGCTGAAAAGAATCTAATTCTGTTCAATGATTTTTTGAAAAATAAACTCAAGAATGTTGTCAAAGATCGTTTTGAAGATATTGCTGGTTACAATACTGTTGTAGAATTTTGTCGTAAAGAATTTAACGATAAAGATAAAAATGTTTCATATAATTGGTATAGTGAAGGTGATATTGTTCACCAATTCGCCTATCATATGTTAAATATCTTTGGTCTTGAATATAAGAAGTTCATCAAGAATACCAATATGGTCAAGGCTATTGATTCGTATATTATTATGGACTACTTTAGCAATACTGTTCATATGAATAAGTATGATATTAGTATATTCAAGAGCGAGGACTATTTTAAGCACATTAATGACCTGCTTAATAATATTGGCATCTCTACTATTAACAGTAAGACTATTCGTTCCACTAATATTGAATATAATAGTCTAATCGGTATGCTTAATGTATTATATACTAATTCAGAATCTTATATTAATCAATTTAAGTCTGATACCAACAAGATCAAGCACAGTCTAGATAGGTTGTCAGATTTGAGAAAAATGATTAAGGTTGAGGTTGACAACAACCCGATGATCAAGTATATTATGGGAACTCATAGGGTAACTGGTCAACTTAGAGAACTGAATAATAAAAATCCAATCTCTAATTTGAGCAGTGCTACTCGTAGTTATTATTCTAATAATAACGATTGGCTAAGTCAGATGAATGATAACAATGTTGATTTGTTCAGAATTCAGTTGAGCAGTTTGATTAAGTAATTTCACAGGTACTAAACACACTAAGGAGTTTAATTATGAGCGTTCCGTTTATGTTTGTTGATGGTAATCTTACGCTGGTACTTAATAATAAAAGTTATCAGGTTCTACCAGATCATCTTAATTATAAGATGATTATCGATATCCTACCTACTGCTACAGAGGAAGAACTGTTGAAGGTTGTAGATATTCATAAGGCAGTGGCTACATTTAGTGATGGTCTAGTTGAGATCAAGGATGGTCAAGTTACTTATGAAGGTGAAGTTGTTCATGGTAGCATTAGTAAGCGTATTCTAGAGTTTATGAGCAAGGGTCTGCCATTTCAGCCTCTTGTTAATTTTCTAAATAATCTTATGGAAAATCCTAGTATGCAGAGTCAAAAAGAACTCTATGATTTTCTTGAGCATGAAAATTTAGCTATTACTTCAGATGGTCATTTTTTGGCATACAAAGCGGTTAGAAGTGATTTTAAGGACAAGTATCGTGGTACATTTGACAATAGTATTGGTAATGTTGTTACTATGCAAAGGGCAAAAGTAGACGATAATCGTGCCAGAGGATGTTCGGATGGGCTTCATGCTGGAGCATTAAACTATGTTGCTAGTTATGGTAGCGTAGAAAACGGCGACCGTATTGTTATTGTTAAGATTAATCCTCGTGACGTTGTTAGTGTGCCAAGCGATTGCAACTGTGAGAAACTTCGCACTTGCCGATATGAAGTAGTCGGAGAGTATCAAGGCGAACTACTTAAGCCTCTTTATTCATCTAATTTTAGTTATGATGAACATGAAGAGGAATATGATGATGAAGATTATGATGTAGATGAATCTTATTGGGATCAGTTTGATGATGAAGATGATGACGATGATTATGATCCTTACGAAGATGACGAGGACTATAACGATCAGTATTAATTATTGATCGTTGGAGGTAAAGTGGGCTTGTGGACGAGTAACGTGCCGTATGGCTCGTTGGATGGTTCGATTCCATCCTCACTTTTAAGGATTTTAATATGAACGAACCATACGATGAAGATGATGAATATGATGAAGATTACTATAATTATGATTATAGTGATCAATACGATCCATACAAGTTCTACTTTAAGTTTGATATAGATCAAATAAATAATCTTTTTAAAGATATATTTTCAATATCAAACATTCCTGGCTTTCCTATTGTGTCGTTTCCTGTGAATAGTTGGAACTCCAATACTGAGAAGGGTAACTCTTTCCAGTATTTGGGGTCCAATTATCAGGGTAGTCCGATATGGAAAAAGAAGTATTTTATATCTGATCCAATAAATAATGAATACAGACTACATCTACAAGCACACGCTAAACATTTTGTAGAACAACCAGTTTATTATCAAGGATTGTTTGATATACTTAATTAGGAAATCAAAATGAATAAAGAATGGTTTATAATAAAAGATTTAAAAGAATTTGTTGATTCTTCAAGACGTTTGGTTTTTCAAAGTTTTGGTAAAGAAATATCTCAAGAAAATAAAAACGATATAGACAATATCTTAGATGATATAAGGAATATATCTGTTGAAGATGAATCAGAAATGAATATTGTTCTATCTCATGACGAAGCATTAACTATTATTCAACCATTTTTAAGAGAACAATTTAATAAAAAAACAAAAAAAAATAGATTCTTAGTAAGCGAATCTATATATATAGATATTATTACGTCTCTCAACGATAGGATGGTTAGCAATATTTTAAATAGCTTAGTGAATAAGGGCTTGATAGAAACAGCATATGATGATAAATGCAATGATTTTATATTTTGGATAAAAGATAATGATCAAAATAATAAAAAATCAGACGCCAATTGATTGTGATGCTCATTTTAAATATGTGTGTCCAAATCCAAAGTGTTCAATACAACACTGGCAATCATTACAAGAAGTTAGGGTAAAAAACTATAAAATAGTTTGTGATTGTGGATATGTTATAAAACCTAAACAAGTTAAGTCTATTAACATAGAATATATTGAAGAAAAAGATATAAAATCGATACAGTCACCCGTAAAAGTTATTGAAAAAATTCCATCTGATTTGATGGATAAGTCAGTCAAAATATTGGTTACTTATGGATTTACAAAAGAAGAATCTGTTATGATGCTTACAGATGCTTATGAAAAAAATCCAACGGTAGAGTGTTCAACTTTAGTCAAGCAAACATTGGAATCTTTTGGAGCAAATAATGTCAACGCAAATTCGTCCATCTAAATTTGAAGATATAATTGGTCAATCAGACGTTATTACAAGATTGAAAGTTTCAGTTATTGGATGTAAAAATACATCTAGTGTAATGCCTCACGTTTTAATAGATGGGCCTCCTGGTCTTGGTAAAACAACTATAGCAAGTGCTATAGCGAATGAATTGAATGTAAATTTATATACTACTAATGCCGCTAATTTAAGAAGCGTTAAAAGCATATTACCATATTTAACTGGCATAGCGCCAAGATCTGTATTATTTATTGATGAAATTCATAGATTACCAAAATTGGTTGAAGAATTTCTATATCCAGTAATGGAAGATTTTCAACTATCTATCACAGTAGACAAACAACCAGAAACTATAGATCTTCCTCAGTTTACTTTAGTTGGAGCAACAACCAGTGGAGGAAGTTTAAGTCAGCCATTCTATGATCGTTTTACAATTAAAGAACATTTGAGTTTTTATAACGATGATGACTTAGCTAAACTAGCCGGGTTAAATGCTAAAAAGCTCGGACTAATAGTTGACGATTTTGATCTGCTTGAAATAGCAAAAAGAAGCAAGGGTACTCCTAGAATTTTAAACGCTAGACTACAGTGGTATAAGAATTATAAATCGTGTTCGTCATCAGATGATAGTGTTGATCAAATATTTAGTATTCAGGGAATCGATTGTTATGGTCTAGACTTATATGATCGTATGTACTTGGATGTTCTTAAAAAGAATAGGGGAAATCCTTTAGGGCTAAAATCTATCTCTTCTATTACAGGAATAGCCATAGAGACTATTGAGAATAGTATTGAGCCTTACTTGGTAAGAAAAGGATTTGTGCATAGAACTAGCAAAGGAAGAATTATGGGAAATATTCCATAGTCTATGAGTTGTGTATAGATAATTATCTTATATAAATATATTATAATTAATTATACAAATATGTTCGGGTTTAAAAAATTTGTCCGCTATTCTCATAGATCTCCAAAATGGAATAATCTAAGAAAAGAATATCTAGATATTTATCCAGTATGTGCTGCTTGTGGAAGAAATAAAAAATTAGAAGTTCATCATATAGAACCAGTACATATAAATCCAGATAGAGAATTAGACATAAATAATTTAATTACTTTATGTGATAATCCATGTCATTTTATATTTGGCCATTTAATGGATTATAAAAGCTGGAATAAAGACGTTGTAACAGACTGTAAAGTGTATCTAAATAAGGTGAAAAACAAACCTCATAAGAATTGAGGTATTCAGTGTTTAGATACATAATATGTTTTATTACTATATTAGTATTTACTTCTAGTATTATTGCTGGAACTAGAGAAGAATCTATTCCAGACAATAAATATATAGAATATGGTAAAAAATTTAATTACATATATAAAGTATGTGGTACATATAAGGATGGTAAATTGTTTTGTGCTTCAGCAGTTATTATTGATCGTCATTGGATTATAACAGCGGCTCATGTTGTTAATAACGCAAGATTTTGTGTAGTGCATCAAGATAATAATGCAAATATAGTCAATGAAATAATAATACATAAAGATTTTAATATAGATAAGTTTGGTTCTACAGACTTAGCTCTTGGATATATGGAAAAACCAATAGATTTAAATTTTTATCCATCCTTATATGAAGAAAATAATGAACAAGGTAAAATATGCTCAATTGTTGGATATGGATTTACAGGAAATTTTAAAACCGGAGCAATCATTGGAGATGATAAAAAAAGAGCAGGTACTAATATGATACAATATATAGATAGAGATCTTTTGATTTGCAACGCATCTCAACCAAACGACAAGGATTCGACTGGGCTAGAGTTTTTAATTGCTAGCGGCGACAGCGGGGGTGGTTTATTTATTGACGGCAAACTCGCTGGTATCAACTCTGGAGTGATGGCAGCAGATAGGAAAGCAGATTCTTCATACGGCGACGAGTCGATACATTCAAGAATTAGCTCTAATATTGGATGGATTAAAGATAATATAAAACTTAAAAAAACACAAAGAGAGTAATAGTATTATCCAACCAGCTGCATAAGATATAATCATGTTTCTTCGTGTAGTCAAGGTGATATTTTATTATTTAATAGCATCAAAAATCATAGAAAGTATTTTATATGCAATATATGGGAGACCTATCTATAAATGATTTTTTACTTTTGAAAGAGCTTGCTTCTAAATCTAGAAATATTTTAGAATTTGGGGTTGGAGCAAGTACTCAAATTATATTAAATTATACTTCTGGCAAAGTTACTTCAATAGACACTTCGGATGAATGGATACAATTAACAAAAAAAAATTTAGAATATTTAAATATAATAAACAAACCTATTGATTTTCAAAAATATGAAAATTTTAAACCGACTATTGATAGCGAATATGATTTTGTATTTAATGATGGAATAGATGCGTTGAGAAATAATTTTGGAATTTTAATTTTTCAAAATATAAAAATTGGTGGTATTTTAGCATATCATGATACTAGAAGACTAAGAGATATTAAAAATGTAAATAACGTAATAAATACATATTATAACGAAATAGATCTCGTCGAAATTAATAAGAATAATTCAAATATAACTTTGATTAGAAAAAAGAAATATGAACCATATGAAAATTGGAATATAGTTGAAAAAAAAATAGAACTAATTAAAGGCGTATATATTGCTAAAGATACAATATACCCATCTTTTTATAAATAAAAATATTTTATGAAACTAGGAATTTCTTATAATTTATTTGATGGCGAAGAACTTTTAGAAGGATCTATAAATTGTATTAGAAAATATGTAGACTTTATTAGTGTTGTATATCAAACAGTATCAAATTTTGGCAATAAAGCAAATCCAAATTTAGTTGATTATTTAATGAAAATAAAATCAAATAAATTAATTGATGAGTTATACGAATATATTCCAACTACATTTCATGGAGCTGGTAACGAAATAGAAAAAAGAAATATAGGACTTCAGTTGTCAAGAAATGTTGGTTGTTCGCACCACATGAGCATAGATGCCGATGAATATTATTTGGGATACGAATTTAAACACGCAAAAGAAAAAATCATAAAAAATGACAACGATGCGTCGTTCTGTCCTATTATAAACTATTATAAAACTTGGGAATATATTATTAAAATTACTGAAACAGTATCGTTTCCACTAACTTTTCCTCCGTATGTATCTATGATATATAAAATTAAACCAAATAGTCAATTCTTGTCAAAAGGGAAATATGTTGTTTTAATAGATCCAACCAGGAAAATACAACCAATCAATAATCCAATTATTTTTGAAAGAAATGAGATACAAATGCATCATGGATCATATATAAGAAATGATATTTCTATTAAATTAATAAATAGTTCAGCAAATAAAAATTTTAATGAAGAGATTAATACTATAATAGATTATTATAGTTCTTGGAATTATCCAGACCAGGCTCTTTGGGCTGGTAAACCAACTAAATTATATAATGTTGAAAAAATTCAAAAACAGTTCTAATACTATGTAAGTGTGAAATAGTTTAAAAAATTTTTTATTTGATACTTGATCTTGTTAGGTTTGTGACTACTATAAAAAGTACATTAATCGTTTAAAAAATATGTCAGACCAAGATAAAAAAGATATTCGCAGACAAAACCAGTTTCTTAATAAGAATAAACAGAAACCAAAAATTTCTGAAGAGCAAAGATATATTTCTAAATCTAAAAAACAACTTAAAAATAAAATAAAAGAAATTCAAGCAGAAGAAATCTGGGAAGACTGGGAACAAGACTTTCAATGAAATATATCGAAGAATTGGAATGTGGAGACACATTTTCTTATAAAGATAATATGTATATATTAACTTCTGATTTTAAATCTAACGGAAGTAAATTATGCTATTCTTTAGTTAGTGGATTTCCTCAGTGGTTAAACCCAGACACTATTGTATATCATGAGCCAATTTATATTTTAGATTCAAATAATAACACAACACCTATTAAGACCACTCCTAAAAAATAAAATGTTAAATTTACTTATAACATGTGTTAATTATTCAGATTATCTATCATATACATTGCCGTATAATGTAACTATATTTGATAATATATACATAGTAACAACAGAACAAGACAAAAACACTCATAGAGTTATAAATAAATTAAATTCTATAAAACAAAATATTACAACATTATATACTAATATTTTTTTTGAAGATGGCCCGTGGGGAAAAACACATTTCAATAAAGGAGGAGGATTAAACTTTGGATTATCTAATATAGAACACAAAGACTGGATTATTATAGGAGATACAGATATTATTTATCCATCAAATATAAATAATCAATTACCAAATCTAGAAATAGACTGTATGCATGGTATGTATAGATATAAGATTAATAAAAGTGAAGATATATTAGAGGCTATAAAAAGCTATGAATCAGAGGAAGTGTATAACACATACCTAAATGATGCTATTATTCAATACGGCCAACGCAAACACGGAATAATTGGATATTGTCAATTATTTAATTTTAATTCAAGCTGTATTAAAAATGGGTTTTCATACCCTCAAGGACCAACTGCTTTTGCTGTAGACACACAATTCTCTCGTGGATATTTTCCAAGAAAATATAGAAGACTTCATAAAAACTATTGTTTACATTTAGGAGAAACATGTAAAAATTGGAAAGGAAGAGTTACAAAACAATGGGACTAATAAATAAACTTCTAACTTTTATAAATTCATTATTTTGGCATATTTATAACGGTTCTCCAAAAAGTAGTCAAAAATTAATAAATAAAAGATTTTCTATATGCGTAGAATGCGATTCCTATGATTCTATAAATAAACAATGTCTACAGTGTGGTTGTAATATAAATCAAGAAAAAATTTTACTCAATAAATTAGCTTGGGCAGATCAAAAATGTCCTTTAAATAAATGGTGAGAATATGATCGTTAATACCAAAACTCAGAAACATAATAAGTTTGTGCAAATAAAAGGAGACTTATTCGATTATATACAAAATAGAATAAAAGCAGGAAATAATGGATCCTCAGTTATAGTTCCTCATGTGTGCAATAATATTGATTTATTTGGCGCTGGATTCGCTACTGCTGTTTCCAAACACTACCCTGTGGTCAAAGAAAATTACCATCTTTTGGGAAAAAATTTTTTACGATCTAATCTAGGATATGTTCAATATGTTAAAACTTTAGAAGATAAAAATTATGGACACAATTTAGTATTTGCTAATATGATAGCGCAAAATTCTACAATATCTAAAACTAATCCAAGACCGTTAAATTATAAATATCTGATTCAATGTATGATTGATATTGATAAATTTATTAAATCTAAATATCAAGAACAAAAAATAGAAATACATATGCCAAAATTTGGATGTGGATTAGCTGGAGGAAACTGGAATTTTATTAAAGACCTAATAGATGACGTTTGGTACGAACATAATATATACGTATATCAAATATGATTAATTACTATTGTCTTCATCATTCACCAGCAACCGAAAGAAAACATTATCTAAGGGATTTATTTAATAGACAAAATCTTCAGATTCAATGGATAGAAGATTTTCTTCCATATTGTGATGATGTTATTAATTATCCTAAAATTCACTGCGCACATGCTGCGAAAAATGAGATACTAAATAATGCAGAAATATCCTTGTGTCTAAAGCATAATTTAGTTCTTAAAAAGATAGGTGAATTAAATAGCGAATATGGTATGATATTCGAAGATGATATTAAAGAACCATCATGGAGTATTAATGAATATATACCAGAAATAATAAAACAATTTGAAGAAATTAACGGAGAAATATTATGGATCGGATCTGATCCATCAATGGAAATTCATACAAAAGATAAAATAAAAATTCTTTCAAATAGTCAGACAAAATCTAGATTCTCTCATTGTTATCTGATACACTCATCTGTCGCAAAAAAAGTATTAAATTTTTATTGTAACATAATGGCTCCTCCAGATTGGCAATGGAATTTTACAATTGATTATTTTAAATTAAAAAGCTGTTGGTGTTATCCGTCAATATTTCAAAGAACATCTATAAAAGAAATACCATCGTTACTAAGAGAATAATATGAATCATATTTATAATGAACCTCAATTTGGAGAAAATTGGTTTACATATCCTAATTTTTATAAAAGTTGTGTAGAACGCTTTGGAGATAATAGTATTTTTGTAGAAGTTGGATCATGGAAAGGAAAAAGTAGCGCATTTTTAGCCGTAGAAATTATTAACTCTAATAAAGATATTAAACTATATTGCGTTGATACATGGAAAGGTTCTCCAGAACACACAAACGATAATTTTATTATAAATGACACTCTTTATGATTTATTTTTACACAATATTAAAGACTTGACATCAGTAATAACGCCAGTTAGAAGCAATTCAGTTGATGCTTCTAAAATTTTTGACAATGAATCGTTAGATATGATTTTTATTGATGCTTGTCATGAATATGAAGATGTAAAACAAGATATCGAAACGTGGTATCCAAAAGTTAAAAAGGGAGGAATCATAGCTGGACATGATTATCATGATCCGTGGAATGGAGTAGTCAGGGCTGTTGATGAGTTTTTTATTAATAAAAAAGTAGAAAAATCTGAAGCTTGTTGGATACATATTAAAGAATAATGAATACATTATCGATAACTCTATATAATAGACCGAAATATACGCAAATAGTATTAGACCATCTAGACTTATGCTATAATATTGATAAATATAATATTTTTATATATTGTGAACCTAATAATAAAGAAGTAATAGAATTAGCTAAAAAATTTAGACCACAACAAACACAAGTTACTATTAATCCTACAAGACTTGGTTGCAATAAAAATATTTATCAAGCATTAAATTATGGATTATTAATTAATGATTTTCATATTCATTTAGAAGACGATACAGTACCAGGTAAAGATTTTTTATTATACTGTGAATGGTGTCGTGAATATTATAAAAACACAGATGAGATTTTTTCAGTATCTGGTTATGTTAACTCTAATAATAATATTCATCAGTTTATAGAACAAAATAATGACTTTAATAAAATAAGCACAAGAAATTGGTTTACTCCTTGGGGTTGGGCAACATGGAAACACAAATGGCTTTCTGTTAGAGATTTTATAACTCCATTTTTAAATACATCTTCTGTTAGCTGGGATTTAATTTTACATCAGTCTATTAAAAATAAAAAAGAGTGTTTTCCTATGGTTTCTAGAATTCAAAATATAGGAGCAGAAAATGGTTCTTTTTGCCCTAGTGCTGATTGGCATAGAAAAAACCAATATAATGAATACTGGATAGAAACAACAAAAAAATATCAGATAAATTTCATAGAAAGCATATAATGAGATATAATATAGAAAATATTTTATTTCCACAAGAACCATACACACATAGCTATGTAGCTGCTATTAATCATGGTTTAAATTTTATAACAAATAAAAAAATATTATTTTTAGGGTTGTGTAGAGATGTAGAAGATGTTATAGAAATTAATTTAGAAAAAATAATTACTATAGGAAGTCGATTTTCTGATTATAAAATTATATTATTTGAAAACGATTCTAAAGATAAAACAACAACAATAATCAATAATTTAATAAATAAAAATCCTAATATTGAATTATTATCAACAACAAATAATCGTCAAAAATATGGATCATCTCAAGATAAAGAAAGAATAGTTGCTTTAGCCGAATATAGAAATAATCTTAAAAACTATGCCAAAAATAAATACCCTGACTATGATTTTATTTGCGTTATAGATACAGATTTTTTAGATTTTAGTATAAATGGATTTTTTAATAGCTTCGGATATCTGGCTCAAGATGATAGGGTAGGAGCAATGTCTGGATATAGTTATAGAATAATGAATTGTATTTATGATAATAAACAGAGCTTATGGAATTATGATTCCTGGGCATATAGAGAATATTGGTGGAATAATTGGCAAACCCAAGAAAAAACAGAATTTGTTAATTATGACAGAATGATTTGGTATGGGTTTTGTATTCCTCCTATTGGTTTAACTCCTAAGCAAGTCAATAGTTCGTTTGGTGGCTGTTGCATTTATAAATCTATATACTACTATAGTGATGTGAACTATGATAGTTTTGATTGCGAACATGTTTGTTTTCATTATGATTTATATTCAAAAAATAATAATTTTAAATTATTTGTTAATCCATCTCAAACAATGTTAGTAAAATGAATAGACTAAAAAATCAAAGAGTTTATCTTGCTGGTGCTATGGATAGAGTGGCGGATCGTGGTACAGGATGGAGAGATAATATAACTCCATTTTTAGAAAACTTAGGAATAGTTGTTTTTAATCCTATTAGTAAACCAACAGATATAGGATTAGAAGATAGTGACACTCATCAGATTAAAACTAGATTAAAGAGTATGGGACGATATGATGAATTGTCTGCTATGATGAAAACTATACGCTCTGTTGATCTAAGGCTAGTAGATATTAGCGATTTTATGATTGTTAATTTAAATTTAGATCATTATGCTTGTGGAACATGGGAGGAGCTTTTTCTCTGTAATAGGTCCAAAAAACCAATACTTATCTATATTGAACAAGGAATATCCAACATCCCGGATTGGTTATTTGGCACTATTCCACACCAATGGTTTTTTTCAAAATGGTCTGATTTACAAAATTACCTACTACATATAAATACAGATAAACATATAGATCTCTATAATAGATGGAAATTTTTTAACATATAAAATTTTTATAAAAATTAAATAGATTATGATAGAATTACCAAATATTACTTTCGTTTCTGTAGACGGTAGACAAAGTTCAAATAAAAATTTTCATCATTACACAGAATTTGGGCATTTATATTGGTTAATTAAATATGCTGAATATGCTAATAAATATTTTAAATTTGGAAGATATCTTATATTAACTCCAGATGCCGATAAATATAAACATGATTTTATTGAGTTTGAAAAAACAGTATCTTTTGGATATAAAGGATACAGTCATTTTATGATTTTTGGACTAAAATCTCACATAACAACTGATTTTTGTTTGGTTTATCAAAGTGATGGATCAATAATAAATCCCAGTCTTTGGGATAATTCGTTCCTTAACTATGATTATATAGGGGCTCCATGGGGATTAAATGCTCCAATACCAAAAAGATTTAAGGCTTATAGAAACTATTCTTGTTGTGTTGGTAACGGAGGCTTTAGTTTACGTAGTAAAAAATTACTAGATATTGGATCTACTATACCATTCTTTAATGGTAATGAAGATCTTTTTTTATTACTGAAAAATAAACAATATTTATTAGATAATGGTATTAAAATACCAGACTGTGATTTTGCCAGAAAATTTTCTATAGAATATCCTATTGATACTAATCATACAACAGAAAATACATTTGGTTTTCATAAACCAAAATATGACGATATGACATTTTTAGACTCATATAGAACTAAAATATTAACAGAATTAAATTTATAATATAAAATATGCAAAAAATAATTAATGAAACAAAGCTAGATTTCGATGATGTCTTAATAAGACCAAAAAGATCCACACTAAATAGTCGATCAGAAGTTTGTATTCAGCGAGAATTTAAATTTAAATATTCTAATCGAAAATTATTAGCGTCTCCAATTATGGTAGCTAATATGGATACTGTTGGAACAATGCAAATGGCTAAATCAATAGGCAGGCACCAAGCCATAACTTGCTTACATAAGCACTATTCCGCACAAGAATATATTGATTTTTATAAACAAGATTTTTATGATAAAGAAACTAATCTAATATATAGAGATTTAATATTTTATTCTATAGGCACTAGCGATAAAGACTTCGACAAAGCTATTACTGTATTTGGTGCGATCCAACATCACCACCCATATCCTAATATTTGTTTAGATGTAGCCAATGGATATACAGAACAGTTTGTCAAAAAAGCATCATCTCTAAGAAGACTTTTTCCTAACTCTATAATTATGGCTGGTAATGTTGTTACTCCAGAAATGACAGAAGAATTAATTATTCATGGCGGCGTAGATATAGTCAAGGTTGGTATAGGGTCAGGCAGTGTTTGTACCACTCGTTTAAAAACTGGAGTAGGATATCCTCAATTAAGCGCCGTAATGGAGTGTGCTGATGCCGCACATGGCCTTGGTGGTCATATATGTAGCGATGGTGGTTGTAAAGTAGTCGGAGATATTGCGAAAGCTCTTGGTGGTAATAGTGATTTTGTAATGCTAGGAGGTATGTTTGCTGGGGTAGATGAGTGCGAAGGAGAATGGCAGTATGAATATTTAGGAGGTCAAAATACTGATTACTTATTTTGGCAACCATTTGATCCAGGAAATAATTCTCCAAAAAGAAAAGTATCATTAAAATACTATGGAATGAGCAGTAGAAACGCTATGAATAAACATCATAATGGGGTGGCAGACTATAGAACTGACGAAGGTAAGTGTGTAATAGTACCATACAAAGGAACAGCGCAAGAAATTATAATGGATATTTATGGAGGATTAAGAAGCTCGTGTACTTACATCGGAGCTAATAATATTAAAGACTTTGGCAAAAAAACAACATTTATACAAGTTAATAACACACATAATAAAATATATGAATAAATTAAATTTAATGTGTCCTATTGGACATACTGGATACGGAATAACATCTTTTAATATTTATAAATCTTTAAGAAAAAATGTTGATATAACATTATTTCCGATAGGACAATCTATAATAGATGATCAGTCTTTTGCTAATAATATTATGGAAGATGTTAATAAACAATCTTTTTTTAATAGATCAGTACAATGCTTTAAAATATGGCATCAATTTGATTTGGCTTCTAGAGTAGGAAATGGCAAATTCGGAGCCTTAACATTTTTTGAAACAGATAAATTAAAACCTATCGAAATTACTATGATTAATAATTTAGATTATATCTTCGTTGCTTCTCAATGGGCAAAGACTATTTTAGAAAATAATGGTATTAAAATACCTATTTATATTAGTAGATTGGGTGTTGATCCAGAAATTTTTAATGATAATGTAAATAATACAGTTAAAAAAGAAAATTCATATGTATTTCTAAATATTGGAAAATGGGAAATTAGAAAAGGTCACGATATTTTAGTAGAGTTATTTAATCAAGCGTTCAATAAAGAAGACAATGTAGAATTATGGATGCTAAATAACAATCCTTTTCTTAATGAAAATGAAACTAAAGTATGGGTAGATCTATATAAAAATAGTAAATTAGGAGATAAAATTAGAATTTTACCAAGAATTGATAGTCATAAAAATTTAGCTAAGCTAATAGCCTTGAGTGATTGTGGAATATTTCCTGCCAGAGCAGAAGGATGGAATAATGAAGTACCAGAAATGTTCGCTCTAAATAAGCCAGTTATTTTGACTAACTATTCGGCCCATACTGAATATGCCAATAAACACAATGCATATTTAATAGATATCTCTAATCTATGTCCCGCCATAGATGATAAATTTTTCGATGGATATGGAAATTGGGCCGATTTTTCCGATGATCAATACGATCAGGCGATATCTCATATGAGATATGTGTATAATAATAATATTAAAACTAACTCAAAAGGATTAGAGACCGCAAAAGAATTGACATGGGATAATACAGCAAAATCTATACTTCAAATTATTAAAGAGTAATATAATGCCAATACCATCTAGAAAACAAAACGAAGATAAAAATAAATATGTTTCTCGTTGTATGAGCAACGAAACAATGAAGAAAGATTATCCAGACTCTAAACAAAGAGTCGCAATTTGTTTAGGTCAAACCCGAACCAAGAGCAATTTATTAGAAGAAGTACATGATGAACTTTTTGCTAAAAACTGTTCATGGGATGACGAATGGAATGAATTTATTTGGGAAATAGAAGCTAAAGAAATATATGATGAAGATGGTAAGGTTTTAGCAGCAGAGAAAGAAGGTCGTAAAGTTACTCTAAATAAACCTTTTAGAACTCCAGATGGTCCTAAAAAATTTAGTGTTTATGTTAAGAACGAAAAGGGTAATGTTGTAAAAGTTAATTTTGGTGATCCTAACATGAAAATTAAAAAGAATATTCCAGAAAGACGAAAAAGTTTTAGGGCTAGGCATAAATGCGATCAGGCCACAGATAAAACAACACCTAGATACTGGAGTTGCAAAATGTGGTAATATTATTATATGAAACAATATAAATAAAGGAAATCATAATGAAATCTATAGAAGAATTATTACACTAATTAAAGAAAGACTATTATTATGGAACGCATTCACGATATTTTAAATTCAGTAAATGAAACATTAGCTAATTCATCACAAAAAACATATAAAGGACAAAAACGTAGTGAATTAAAAGATAGCGATTTCTTATTTCCATCAACCCGTTCTTTTCCTATCGTAACACCTCAAGATATTCCTGATGCTATTAGTAATTTTGGTCGCATGAAAGGACAAATGAGTTATGATTCTTTTCTAAAAAAACTTTATAATTTTGCTAAGAAAAAGGGACCATCATTTGTAGCTGCTTTTCCAGAAGCTTCAAAACAAAAACTTAATATTAATAAAAAAACAAAAGCCGAGTGCGAACCAGATGATTCTCCAGAAGAATGTCAGAAAGAAAAACTAGAAGATAAACTAGAATTAGAAATGTTGAAAAAGAAACTTCAACAAATTAAAGCAGAAGATGGAGATTTTACAAAAGTTGAAGAGATGGAAGAAGAAAGTACAGAAATGGAACTTATGGAATATAAGTATGATTTTTATACTATGAGTCTTGGTTCTATTAAATCAATCGCCATGCACGCTCAAGCAATTCTAGACGCCGTAGAGAGTGGTTCAGTAAAAGAAGGATTGACAGAAAGCTGGCTACAGGGTAAAATTGCTGTGACAGAAGATTATATGCTAACAATTCATAATTTTCTCATGTACGGCGAAACAGAAACCGATACAGAAGGAGCAGAAGCAGCAAAAAATCTTCCAGGACTATGGGAGAATATACGAAAAAAGAAGGAAAAAATGGGAAAAGATTATCGTCCAGCTAAACCTGGAGATAAAGATAGGCCAGATTCAGAACAGTGGAAAAAATTAACTAAATAAACTGTAAATAGATAATAAAAACTTAGGACATTAAAATAAAGGATAAATATGATACCATCTATTGGTAAGCAAAAGATACTCTATAAAGATCATTCTAATATTCAATTTGAATCTCTGGATTTTTATTTGAATTTATCACAAAAAATTATTGCTAAAATAGGTCCAACCTTTTTTAGTGGGCTATCTAAAGAAATGTTACAAAATGAAGACGCTATTTCTTTTGTTGCTAATGCTATAATGATGGGAGATTGGAGATGGGAAAAGGAAAATAAGGAAGAATCAAAAACTAATAAAAATTTATATTCCTATAGAAATCAATGTGCTATTTGGGCAATCAAAACATATATCACCAAGCAATATAAAAATAAACATAGCAGAAAAAAGATAAATATTGATTGCTCTTTAAATTATGGAGACGGTGACGATCTACAAATAGAAACTATTATAGAAGATAAGTCTCAACAAAATCCTTTAGATATTATTTGTGAAAAAGAAGATAAAAAAATTAAAACACAACTAATAAATGATTTATTAGGATCCGATATTTTGTCTGACAAACAAAAAGATTATATTAAATTGTATTATTTTGAGAATATGACCTTAGAAAAAATTGGAAATAAATATAATATCACAAGAGAAGCAGTAAGACAAAGTATTAAATCAAGCATTTCTAAAATTAAACAACTGGTTAGTTCATGAATAAATTGTATGTATTTAACAATATTTTAACTGTTGACACAAAAACTGAAACCAACTGGGTTTTATCATCAGACAAATACCATATTCATTTTCCTGTATTTGAAATATCTCATCCAAGATATTTATATAATGAAACTAGAATGAATATAAAAAATTTATTTAAAAAAGATTCAATACAATTTATTGAAGAAATTATGGTTTCTTTTATTGATATTCAAAATGAATTTTTATTAGAATATATAAAAGAATTAAAATCAGAAATTTTTAATTTAGATAAAGATCTTTTTTTATTATCTTCAATTATTTTAGCCGAAAAGATAGAATCTACACAATTTTGGAATAAATTTAATTATGAGATTAATCTTACAAAACCTGATATACAAACTACAATTATAGATTATTGCATACAAAAAAGCATAGTATGAAATACTTTAAAAAATTTTTTCAAAAACAAAAACAAGACGAACCAACAATATCATCACAATCTAATGAAACATTTATCGATGTAATTATATCATTAAATAAAAATCTAGAAGTAGATATTTCTTTATATCTTGATTGTAATTATAAAAAAGCTAATATAGACTTAGTTGATTATATTTTAATATGTTCTAAATTTTTAAATTTTGATGAAAATAAACTAAAAACACAAATGATAAACATATTAGACAATCAAATTAAAAATGAAGATAATGAATTATTCATAAATGGCTTAGTGTCAATATTAAAAAACGACAGATTGTCAATAAATAATAAAGATAATTTTTATATTCAACCATCCCAAGTATTTATAAAACATATTCATGAACATCAATGAACACATTATAGTTTGGGAAAAATGGAAAGACCCTTTTGGTTTTGATAATATAGAATCTATTGATGCTTCATATAACGATGATCATTATAACGATAATGAGCAGCCAATAGAACAAAATATAAAAAAAATCAAATGTCAATTGATATCTACTCCATTAGGAATTATACCATTTAATGAAACAATTTCATCTAGTGATATTTTCAATTTTTGGACGGGTCACTCTAATTTTGCATTAACTAGAATTATTTCTTCAATTATTGAAGATACTCCTGGTGTTGAAACACTAAATATATTTACTAAATATAGGTTCAGGATTGGTATAGGCAAAGCCTTTTCTGACTCATTAGTAATGAGAGAAATAAATAAAAATGTTTATGATTATTTAGAAGAAATGAAAGATAATTATGTCAAATAATAAAGATTATGATAATGACTTATCAAATATTCATATTCATAATGTAGATCTAAAAAATAGAGAAATATATCTTCATTCGTATATTTCTGAAAATGATGAGGAACCTGGAGTAGACTATAGATCAGCAATAATTTTTGAAAAAAATATTAGATATCTAAATACATTATCTATAGAACCAATATTAATTCATATGCATCTCCCTGGAGGTATGTGGTCCGATTGTTTGGGTATTTATGATGCTATCAAGTTTTCTAAATCTAAAACTATTTTATTAGCTTATGGTAGCGTAGAATCTGCTAGTAGTGTTATTTTACAAGCAGCAGATCTAAGAATTTTAATGCCAAATACTAATGTGCTTATTCATTATGGCTCTTTCAGTATTAATGAAGAACACAGCAAGGCAGCTGCTAGTAGTGTTCAGTGGAATGAAAGAGAATGTGATAAAATGGTAGATATTTTTACAGAAAAATGTTGCATAAGTGATATAGCTAAAAATAAAAATTGGAAAAAAATGATGGCTAAAAAACATATTATCTCTCAATTAGCCAATAAATGCGACTGGATTCTTACGGCATCAGAAGCTGTCGAATATAATTTTGCTGATGGTGTATTTGGTAGTAAGAGATTTAACAACATTGAAGAACTAAAAAATATAGTCAAGAAAAAATGAGTTATATTGAATATGCTTTTTATGAGTTAGATTATAATGATCAAGAGGCTAAACAAGCTATAGAAAATGCCATAGCATATTCTGTTGATTGTATTTGCGTGCCATTCGCATATACCAAATACTGTAAAACTCTTATAAAAGATAATAAAATTAAAATTGCTAATGCTATAGACTATCCATTAGGTTTATTAGATTCAAAAACCAGAAAAGAAGCAATAATTAATGCGATAGATAATGGAGCTGAAAAAATTTGTATTGTTTTACAAAATAATTATCTCAATTTAAAAAAATACGATAAAATACGACAAGATATTAAATTAGCTTATGATATATGCTCAGAGCGAAACATATCTATATCGTATTATCTTGAATACAGGATATTTACTCACCAGTCTCTAATTAAAGCGTGTAATATATTGATGGAAACCCCGGTTGATACAGTATATGTTTCTACTGGGTATATGTTAGATAATGTAGAAGATAATATTATTGCTAGTGTTTTATTAAGAGAAAAAACCGGTATTAAGACAATATTTAGTACAAATATTTGGACAAAAAAACATGTTGAATTATTAATTAAAAACAAAATTGACTATTTAAGATTTTCGCATATTAGTAGTCTATCCTTATATAAATCTCATATCTCTTAATTGGCCATAATGATTATTTTAAACTTATTATATTAAATTGTGTATATGATTAATATCACACAGGAGTAAAAAATATGGCAATTCAACAAGTAAACGGTAGTGTTGTTACAAAATCTTCAACAAACAATAATGGCGGATCAGTATTAAATGGCGGCTCTACAGCTGAATTACAAAGCGTTGATTTAGGTTATTCTAATGTTGGTGTTTTTGGTTCATCTGTTATTGATGGCACAAACACAGACAAAGCCTTATCAGCTGGTACTTTTTCATATTCTAATCAAAATCCAGTAGCAAAGAGATTAACCAACACACTTTCTGGAGTTAATAATTCATATTTACAGAGCGGAGCTTCTGTTCCTGGTAATGTTCGTAGTATACATAAACTTGAGGTTCTAAGAACACGCAAACTTACTACGGCTATTAGAGCTGGTGATTGGAATATTTATTCTGGTCAATGGGCTACAGAACCTTCTGTTGTTGTAGATACATTAGTATCAGATGATGCAGCATCTCCATCAAGAAATATGCCTGGAGAACTGGTATACAAAACCGGAGCACCAGTACCTGTTCAAGATGATTATAAACCAAAAACTAATTAAATTATTAAATAACAATTAATAATAATCGACACATAATAAGCCAATGATACTTAAGAGTGTCGTTGGCTTATTTAATTATGGAGTAAAATATTATGACAGATACTATCGTTCATTTCTGGGAAAATATTGCAACCACTAGTATTGGTATTATTGTGACTATGATGGGTTTTTGGGTTGCCATAGGTCGTAATATGGTCACAAAA